GAGGCTTATGCTTCATCATTTGCGGAGTGATTAACGAGAGATCACGATGTATGCCACTGATCCGTCAACAGTTAATAGCTGCATTTGGAATTACAATGATTGAATTTGCTTCTGGGTTAATACTGAATGTATGGCTGAAACTGAATATGTGGGATTACAGCAACATGCCTGGAAATATACTTGGCCAGATCTGCCCGGAATTTACAGCATTATGGTTCTTCCTGTCAGCGGTCGGAATCTTTCTGGATGATTTAATTCGATGGCGGATATTCGGAGAAGAAAAACCGCATTATCATCTTTTTAAGAAAAGAAAGGAAGATAAATGACAAAGCTGCAGATAATTTCAAAACTCTGGTCTGCGATTTACGACATGAAGCTAAAGCAAAAATCGCAGAAAGAAATCGACCGGGAACTTGACATTCTGGAATATGAATGCCGTAAATATGCAGATATGGACGATGAAGAGGTATTTAAATGAAATATAAAAGAGGTATTAGAGCAGAGCCGTGAGGCTCTTATTTTTATACAAAATTGCGCCGGCGCAACACCGGAGAAAGCGTGAATAATTGAAAGAAATACTCACACAGACTTATCTTATTGCATTGCCGATCCTACTTGGTTACATTGTCTGGCTTTTGAAAAACCAGAAAAAAGATCGGGACGCAAATAGTAAAGGAACCATGCTCCTGCTCCGTGTCCAGATGATTGAATATCACTCGAAGTATACAAAAGCAGGAGATATTCCATCTTACGCTTATCAGAACTTTTGCGAGATGTATGAAGCCTACCACCGTCTTGGAGGAAACGGCATGGTAACAAAAATGAAACAGGAAATAGAAGAATTACATATCAAGAGAAAAGGAGAATGATCATGAATATTAACACAATCACACAGTATGTAACCTACGCCCTTGCTCTGATCGGCATTCTGGCTTTCATCGTATCAGCTGTCGTACAGGTGATCAAGGATCTTCCGGGGCTGAAGAATATCCAGACCAGCATCGTGGCGCTTACGGCATCCCTGATTCTGTGCCCGGTGACTCTGCTGATCCTGTGCACATATTATAAAGCTGCAATCACCTGGTATTATATCGTGGCATCAATTATTGCCGCATTTATTGTGTATCTGGTGGCAACTGGAGGATGGGAGAAAGTCAAAGAAATCTGGGACAGGACAAAATATAAGGATTCAGAGGGCGAGTGATCGTCCTCTTTTCTTGTCTGGAAAGGAGAAATACCATGAATGAATTAAAAGTATTAAATGAACAGGAAGTGCTTGGAAAACATTTTAAAGTGTACGGCACACCGGAAGAGCCAATGTTTCTGGCCAAAGATGTTGCAGACTGGATTGATTATTCTATTGCAAACACAAACAAGATGCTCGCAAGTGTAGATCCTGAAGAAAAAACCGTTCATACAATTAGTATGAATGGTTCAAATTATAAGACTGAAGCATGGTTTCTTACAGAAGATGGCCTGTATGAAGTTCTCATGCAGTCAAGAAAGCCTATCGCAAAAGAATTCAAGAAGAAAGTCAAGGAAATCCTGAAAAGCATCCGTAAACACGGCCTGTACGCCACAGACAACGTGATCGACAACATCCTGAACAATCCAGATTTCGGCATCGAACTCCTGACCCGATTGAAAGAAGAACGTGCTGCCAGAGTAGAGGCAGAGAGAAAGAATGCCATCCTCATGCACGTAAACAAAACCTACACAGTAACTGAAATAGCCAAGGAACTGGGACTGAGATCCGCAACCCAGTTGAACAGGATTCTGGTAGAAAAGAAGATCCAGTATCAGGTAAATGGTACCTGGGTAATGTACTCCAGATACAGTGACCAGGGGTATGAAGAAATCAAACAGGAAGTCCTGGATTCTGGAAGAGTGATTTATCACAGACGTATCACTCAGATGGGAAGAGAATTCATCCTGAGCTTATTCCAGGCGGCCGCCTGAGAGAGGAGAAGAACATGTTAAAGATTATGGGACGACCACAGGCCAGCGTTGAACAAATGCGAGCTTATATTAAAAAAGCAAACCCACTGGTGTCCGATTCGGTCATTAAGATGATTCCGTTATATATCACAGAAGGAGCGGCTGAGTACGTCCGTGGTGATATTGCATTTGCTCAGTCCTGCCTGGAAACCGGGAACTTCACTTTCAACGGATCAGCGGTAGCACTCAGCCAGAATAATTTCTGCGGTATGGGTGTGACCAGAACAGGCGTAAGAGGCAACAGCTTCAAGACGCCGGCAGAGGGCATCCGGGCCCAGATCCAACACCTGCAGGCCTATGCCTGTACAGATCGACTGGAGCAGAAATGCATTGATCCGCGTTACACCTACGTCAACAGAGGTTGCGCGGAGTATGTCGAGTATTTAGGCATCCAGGAAAATCCTAAAGGCCAGGGCTGGGCTGCTGGCCGGAACTACGGACAGAAGATCATCAATATCCTGAACTACATATTATCTATTAAGACATCAGAAAAGGAGAGTGCTACCATGAATATCACCAAAATGATCAGCAAGAAAAACTGCTATATCGGCCAGAACAAGCCTGCTTATATTGTAGTTCATGAAACAGACAACTGGAACAAGGGAGCGGACGCAAAAGCTCATGCTACAGCAATGAAGAATGGCAACCTGGCCGGAACCGTGCACTACTATGTAGATTCCAAGTCTATCTATCAGACGCTGGATCATGCAGATGGTGCCTGGGCCGTAGGCGATGGAAAAGGCAAGTACGGCATCACAAACCGAAATTCTATCAACATCGAGATCTGTGTAAACCCGGAAACAGACTACTATGTAGCAGTCGATAAAGCGGAACAGCTGGCAGCCTCCCTTCTGAAACAGTATGGCTGGGGAACAGATCACCTGAAACGTCACTATGATGCTTCCAGGAAAAACTGCCCGCGCCGGATTCAGGCAGAAGGCCGTTGGCCAGAGTTTGTAAAGAAAACAGCTGCATATATGAAAGGACAGACAACAATGAGCAATACTACAAATACAACAAAGAGTACCATAACATTAACAGACAAAATCGAAGCCCAGTTTCCAGTTATCCAGAAGGGCAGCAAAGGAATAGCAGTATCTATGCTGCAGGCCATGCTCGGAGTGAAGGTAGATGGTGATTTCGGAAATGATACAGATACATCCCTGAAAGCATTCCAGAAGAATGTGAAACTCACAGCAGACGGAATCTGTGGAGCAGATACCTGGGCAAAGGTGATCGAACACATGAAAGCCAACACGAAATAGTTTCCTATTACAATTGTAAAAAGTCCGGCAGGTACCCACCGCCGGACAGATATTGTATCATCTTTAGTTCAATATTAGTAAAGTATTACAAGAATTGAACTATTTACACGTTGCTTGCAAATTGTTCGAAAAGCCTTGTAAAATAAGGGGCTTTCGACATAAAATAATTCTTTTTGCGGGAATTTTTATCACCTCTCAGACTAGAAAAATGCCTGTAATTCAGCCATTTTAGCTTTGTGCATCTTGCACAATCTATAAGAGGCTGCTTGCACGTTGCTTGCAAAAAGAGTGTTCGAATCCCCGGCACTATGCCGGGGTATCTTCTACTATATCTTATTTATTGCATCTAAAAGCTGAGGTATCTCTACATGTGTGTAAACTTGCTGGGTAACACCTCTGCCGGAGTGGCCAACGATTTTTTTAATAATCCTTTCATCCACACCTGCCCTTGTCAGAAGACTGACACAGGTATGCCGCGTATCGTGTGGATGGTGATCCGGATTTAATCCCATCTCTTCCAGCAAGGGATTCCAGTAACCATTACGGAAATTTCTGTCAATCATATGCTGCCCTTTGCGATTTGCTATGAGATACTCACATTCATCGTAGCGATTCATCCAATATTTAAAAAATCTCAGCGTTTTATCTGCAATCGGAATATTACGGATTCCGGCAGCAGTCTTTGATTTTCGAATATAGAAATATCTTTCTTCCAGATGAACATCTTCTTTTTTTAAATCTCTCAATTCCCCGATTCTTACGCCAGAATAGATCATCATCAGGAATATGCTGATATATTCATTCCTTTCAGTCCAATCCCACATTGTTTGTATTTCATCATCGCTGAATGGAATACGATTGATCTTATCAGGATTCCTGTCTTTATATTGCGAGATATCAACATACTGCGAATAATCTTTTTCACAGATGTCATTTTCCAGAGCGAAACGATACAATGAGCTTAGGAGCAATTTGAATTTACACAGTAGCGGATAATTTTTTCCGGAAATATCCACGACATTCTGAAGATGTGATTTTCTGACATCATTGAATCGCATACCTTTGATCGGATCACAGAGCTTATATGATGCCCGGTATGCGTTTATACTTGATTTGGAAATTTTGGGAAAATGTTCTGCAGACCATTTTTCATACACTTCTGAAAAAGTGATCCGATTTGCATCCATATCATATGGATGCTCGTTATAATGCACCAGGGTAGAAAAAGCTTCTTGCCGGGTTTCATAATATCCTAGATATTTATACTTCCAGACAATGCGCCCCTGTGCATTTTCGTGCCTTGACAATGTGAGCCTGGCAGCCCATGGCTTTCTCCGGTTCCCTGGCATTTTGTAAACAGAGCCAAAGCCGTTTGGCAATTTCATGATATCATCCTCCTTAAAATGGGTACAAAAATAACGACCACACAAATGTTCTGATTGTGTAGCCGCTCCGAAGATGATACAATATTTTTGCGAAATGAGGTATCTCTTCGGAGATCCATCACCGTCCCGGTATTGGCGTACTGGGGCGGTTTTTTATTTATTATCTAGTTGCTTTTTTCATAATAATTTTCACATAGAGAATTTAAAACATTTCTGTCCCATAAAAAAATTTGAGTTTTTGCTGCCAATTCTTTGGCTGATGACGTAAAATATCTGTTGGTTAAAACAACTCCGACATGGCATCCGTAGTATGATTTTCCAGCAAAAACTTCTTGGACAGCCTTATTTCCAACATCTGAAGAATAGCGTTTACATTGTATTGCATATTTTACATCTTGTTTTTCTGCTAAAATGTCAATCCCTTGATCGTTACTTCCAGGCGTTACATTAACATTTGAAAAGCCATTCGCCTCCAAAAGCTTTGCACAGAACCTCTCAAAATCATGACCTTCCATGTAATCGTATTTTCCATTATACATCTGAAGCCTATCTTCGGGAGGGTTTGGACAAGGCGCAGTATACGAATTAAATGCTGTAAAAACAGTTGAGATATCGTCTACATTTTCCAAATCACTTAAAAAATCCTCAAATTGGCTCATTGTCATAAGAACTTTTCTTGGGCTGCTTCCCTCTTGGGGACCAACTACACCTGCATCGCAAAGCTGATCCATAATTCTTGCTGCTCGATTAAAACCAATATCAAATAAACGCTGTAGTTTACCAATAGAAGCCCGTTCATTCTCTATGATAAACCGACCCGCTTCTTCAAAATAAGGATCAATTTTAGAATTTCTTTCAGAGGAGACTTTAGAAGCGGCCTTAAAATTATCGTGAATTTTAAGTGTTTCTTTTATCTCTGCTTCTGGTGTGAGTTTAGGCACAATATCAGAATCAGTTTGGATTTGATTTTTTGACTCTTTTATTCGCTGCTCCAACAGATCAATACTTGCTTGCTTTTGTGCGTTAATTTTTTTCAGGTCATCGGATGGCAATACACCAGAAAATTTAACAGATCCTTCGAGCTTGGTTAAGGAAACCAGGACATTATTAAGTTCATCAAATGATGTATAAAATTCAGATCTATTAGTTGTTGTGTTTAAAGTGTTAGTTAATCGTTTAGCCCTATCAAGTAAATGCTGCGCTTGGCTATATTTAAGATTGGATACATAATCGTCTATTGTTGACTCTGAGGTGGATGATTGCGTAGCTGATTTTGCTTTTTGATGGTTGATGATTATGCCAATGGCAATTATAAATATGATCACACCTATTATAATCAATATTTTTATATAATTTTCTTCTATAAATTGGCCAATAGCATACAATATAGTCACCAATATAAAGGCCGTTCCGCAGCTGCCTGAGGATTTTTGTTTGGACATTTTGATTTCTCCAAATAGTAAATTTGTATTTTGATAAGTATAAAATACATGATTTTGATTATCTTATCATTATGAGAATATTATTAGGTAAAATCATGTATCAAAAAGATGTGTCAGCGCGGCAACTGGCTTCCATGACTGGAATTTCGAAGTCTACGATTAATAATATTGCCAATGAAACGTATTCCCCTACCATGGATAACATGGAAAAACTGGCAGCAGTGCTGAAAGTACGGATATCAGATATGTATGATTCTCCGTACAAGTAAAAAGTGTCCAGAATTCTGGACGATTCCTCCGAACATGGCGAATTTTGTCGAAAAAGCACGTATCATAAGTACAAGGAGCAGTTGAGCACAATATAACGTACTCAATTTCCTTGCAAAGAACGGATGTTTGGTGCATATTAAAACAAACAAACGTTCGGCAAACGTAGAACGGAGGGATACATATGAATTACAAAGAAAAAATCAAAGAACTTCTTGAACAAATATCAGATGAAGAGATTCTCTCGTTCATCTATAAAATCATCAAGAATCTATTAGACTGAGGAACCCTCCCTCAGTCTTTTTCTTTTGCAATTTCCTCTGCAATCTTTTCTAATACTTCCCATTCGCTTTCGTCCAGCCTTGAAAGGGCAAGTATCAGTCTTTCCTTAAAGGAATTCTTCTGACCTTTGAACAGATCACTGGTAAGTTTTGCGATCTCGTCCTGACGGTCAAGCGGTTGATCTGGATCACCGGTTCCGTCGACCAGCCATTCTTTTCTTATATGATACTTTTCACAAATATCATTTATTAAAAGTTCGCTGGGATTTCCGGTTTTTACCAGTTTTGAAATGTATTGTTGCGAAACATTCAGTGATTCACCAAAAGCTGTTTTGGTTTTACCAGAACGTTCCAATACCATTCCAATACGATCGTTAATAGTTTGCATCACGTCCTCCTTTCTTTTAAAGCAAGTATAATCCACTACGAAACATAAGTCAATAGAAAAATACAACTAAGTTGTGAAAAAATAATTGACAATACAACAGAATGGTGATAATATACAACTAAGGCGTAACAAAGTACAACGGAAAAGCCAGAAAGGAGTGAGAACTATGACAAAGAGAGAAAATGAAATCTTAACACGCCTTGCACAGATCATCCCCAAACTCCCAGAGAATAAGCAGGAGCGAATTCTTGGAGTAGCAGAAGGAATGAGTGCAATGAAAGAAGAACTTGAGGCCCGTAAGGCCGGATAGGAGAGAAAAATGTGGATTTCCAGAAAGAAATTCAGAAGTTTAGAGAAAAGAATTGCTGACCTCGAAATGGTAGTTCGAAGCCAGCAAAAAGAAATTACTTCTTATCGGAAAGGCCGCCCAAAATCAGATGTAATTCGGGACGTGATTCAGGAAGCGAATACTTTTCCGGAGAAACCACTCCGAGTAAACATAGTGCATCCAACAATACTTGAACAGATGTTTGAACAGAAACAGTAACAGTGTTTTTACACATTTTTAAACACATTTCTTGTGGATTGTCAAAAGAAACATCTTCAAGTATTTTACGCAGACTATTTTCCAGATTTTCGTCTAAGATTTTTTCGACATCTTCAGAGACAATTTGGATTAATTCTTCACGAGTCATATGTACATCTCCTTTCTTAAATACTTGGCATGGCAGTGCCTGTAAAAAAAAGAATAGGAGAACGAAAAAGAAAAGTCAAGTGTAGGCCCGCAAGGCCGGATAGGAGGAAATTATGGTACCTAAATTAATGATTGCAACGGTTGGAGTAGGAACTTATGTTTTTCTGGATGGGAGATGCATCAGTGCTGGAGTTACTGACTTGAAATATTCTGCATTAGATGAAAAAGGGGAACTTCGCCCGACTTTGGAAATGAAAATTGATGTTAATAATTTTTCCTTTAAAGAAGGAATAAGTATCGAGGAATTCTTGAAGGAGAGCACAGAGCTTAAGAAAATGTTCCAACAGTCCGATCCGAAGAAAGAATTGCTGGAACCGAAAGAAGAAGTTTAATCTTCGTCTTTCAGGACATCAAGGTTAATAGTTATAGTGCCGAGGACATTCCGGAAATCATCTTTCCAAGATACATATCCCTTAGCCATCAATTCTTCAAGTGCAGCTGAGTGGTTAGGAACATCCATGTATTCAATAAAATCGAAAGAATTGACACCGGTTGATTTATACAGCTCGGCAAGGTGCTCCATAAAATTCATGGAATCTGGACTTAACATATATACATCTCCTTCCGTATGTACTCGGGTGTGCCAGCACCCTGTATATACAGAATAGGAGTGCACTGTTGAAAACACAAGGTTGGAGGTGAACAGAAATGAGTTTTTCCGAGAAATTAAAAGAAACTATGCAGGATCTTGACCTTAATCAGAAACAGGTTGTAGGTATGACAGGAAAAAGTAAAGGCTCCATAAGTCAGTACCTGTCAGGAAAACAGATCCCATCAGAAAAAGTCCAGAGCGATATAGCTATATCCCTGGGACTTAATCCAGATTATTTCAAAAACGAAGAGAATCCGGTGCCATTCCGCATCCCCCGAAAAGGAACTATCCCGCGGTTGGACGTTGTGAAAGCCGCACAACTGCTGGGAATGAATCACGATACCGTAAGAAAAGGCTTACAGCAGGGCGTATTCCCGTGGGGCTATGCAATACATACATCAGAAAACAGATGGACGTATTTCATTAACGCAAAGAGATTCGTGGAGATTGAAAGGATTGATAGGTAAGGAAACCATGAAACGAGATGCGATCATATCCCTTTTTATCGCGCTCCCGACAGCAAACCTTCCGTTCTGGCAGTGGAGAAGTCCGGCAGAGATGATTCTGATGGCTGGACTGTTCTGGCAGGTGGCGTTTGTGGCCGTGGTTGGGACGGGGTATCAGAAAAGAAGATAAAAAATGCCAGCACATTGCACTGTGCTGGCAAAGGGAAAAATCCCCAGATGTAAACGTTCAATAACATCATAGCATCTGGGCGGATAACAGTCAAGCGGCACGGGCGAAAACCCGTATTTATTTTTGGGGTATGAGTCCCCTTACAGGCTTGATAAGGAGTATTAGAGATAGGACCAGGTGAGATATGAGATGTGCGTATGTAAGGCACTTATGGGACTGTGGGGAATCCATGGAGATAGAGGAAAAACACACAGGACGGTATGGAGCCAGAGGACAGAAGAGGGAGAAGAGAAAGAAGGCTTCTCCGGAGGATATCAAAAGGCAGAACAAGTGGAAGCGAGAGCGGGACCTGAGAAGGCTGATCAAGTGGAACTTTGAAAAATATGACCACTGGATGACGATCACATACCGGAAAGGGGACCGACCTGCATGGGAACAGATGAAAAAGGATGTGACGGATCTGATCAAGAAAGTAAGGAAAAGATATCGGAAGCTTGGAAAAGAACTGAAGTACATATACCGCCTGCAGATCGGAAAGAGGGGAGGACCCCATGTCCACATCCTGGTGAACCGGATCCAGGCAGAAAATACAGGCACAGACATGATATTTACGGAGCTGTGGACCAAAGGACATATCAATATCCGTTCTGTCAATGATACCGTAGGATTTGCGGATCTGGCGGAATATATAGCTAAGCCGCTGGAAGAATGGGAACCGGAAGGGGTGAAACGATATCATCCTTCAAGAAACCTGGTCCGCAAAGAACCAAAACAGAAGGTGATCAGCCGTAGAAGTCTGGTGGACAAGTATGGACACATGATCTATCCCAAAGCCCCAAAGGGGTACTACATAGATCCGGAATCCGTACATATGGGGATCAATCCGGTTACAGGGTTCCCGTACCGGCACTATACCTGCATAAAACTGCAGATCTGAGGTGAGAGAAATGTGGAAGGTAGACGTATATCTGGAAACGGACAGAAAAGTACAGAAGAATACAGAAAGAAGATGCGGATACGTCCTTGAGACGATTTGCGCCGGCGCAACCAGGACAGTGGAAGGATTCAGCTGTATTTCCGGAACTTACCACAGCGCAAACCTTCAGAACCTTGTGGCTGCATTATCCAGGATCACGAAAACAAGCAGGATCTGCGTGCATACGGAAGATGCCTACGTAGCGGCCCACATTGCAAAGATTTCGGAGATGGCAGAAACGGGATGGAAGGATTCCAAAGGAAATCATATCCGAAACGCGGATCTTTGGATAGAAATCTGGGAATTGATGGAAAAACACCATCTGGAAATGACAGCAAAGACTGATAAACACAGTTACTCCGGCTGGCTCCGGGAACAGATGACAATGGGCAGATGTGAAAAAGGCGCGGAAAAACAAACCGAGCGAAAAGTAATGCAGCAGATGTCAGGATACCATTATTAAACAGGGAGGAAAAATGGGACAAAGTAAATGTGATGAAATAGATGAATGTCTTGAGGCCTTGGAAACTTATGTCTGTGATAACTTGTGCTGCCACAGACAGGAGGATCTGTCACAGGAAGAACTGGACTGGTTCTGTTATCACTGTAAATTACAGCACTTGACAGATAAAGCCCGGGAAGAATGCATGAAGTGAATGAAAGGAGAAGATGTAAATGTTCGAAAAATTTGGAGAGATGAGTAGCTGCAGGGAGATCAATGAGCTTGCAGAGAACTTGCTGAACGAGGGAGATTTTCAGAGCCTGAAAGTGATGGCAGAAGAGAACGGCATCCCGGAAGATTACGTTGAGATGTACCAGTCTGGTGATATCCCGTATCTTTGCGACGCGGTGATTGCCGCAATGGGGAAACTGGATGTGGAGTGTGGATCCCTGAAGCTGGCCGGTCTGATGAACGACTGGGTGGAATATATCCGTGGGCTCTGTATGGAAGATGAGATGGTCGCACACCAGGTCCGAAAGAAAGGAAAGAGCCTGAAGCAGTGCATCGCAGAGATCTTGAAGTATGCCTTTAAGAACCAGGTACCTGTGGACAAGAAGATCATAAAGGCTGCAGGAGTCAACGCCGGAAGAGTAACTTTCGGAGATCCGGACATGGGTACCGCAAAAAAACTGATCCGTGATTACTATCTGGGAGGCAGCAGGAAATGAAGAAAAAGGAGATAGAAAAGATCCCATTCCGGGGCGGTGTCAGGGCAGACAAACAGTATCGTAACACAGCAGTTGCATTTTTCCAGGATCTCCGTGGAGAGAGCCATCTGTTTGTTGAAGTTTACGAAAACAAAAAACGGGAGCTGCAGACCCCGTGGATTCGGATGGTGTTTACCCAGAAGGACTGGGGCTTGTATTATCCGGATGCAGGCGTCTGGTCGGCAGCAGGGCTGGATGAAGAAAGGGAAAAGATCGGCAGTAACTGCAAAAAAAGAGACAACAAGTGTTATATGGCTAGGTCCCAGGGAGATATGGTGTGGAAGTTTACTGGAAATACGTGGGAACGGAAATACACCACCTGGGTAGGTGCCCTGCAGAGACTGATCCACAACATCAAAGTGCAAAGAGTCCAGAAAAGGGAAGACAAACGTGCGGACAGGCTTAAAGAACGGGAACAGAACACCCCGCCGCTTCCGAAAGGACTGGAAGACTGGGCGAAAAAAACAGGCATCGGAACAGAACATTTCCTGTACTACAAGCGTCATGGAAGATATGCGGATATAGCCTGCTCTGCATGTGGACAGGTGACGGAGGCAGCGGTCAGAAGCAAAGACACCTACGAGGGACAGTTTGAAAAGATAATCCCGGTCCCGCAACATGATTCGGTGGGAACGTGCCCTCATTGTGGTGCTACAGGGGTGTATAAAGCTCAGGGAAAGGCCAAAGGAGTATGGGGGCATGGGATGAACTGCTTTATTGCACAGAGATATAAGGATGATGGAGCAGTGATCAGATATGTGGAGATAGAAAAAATATACAGACTGGATACTTTCCTGGATGAAAAAGAGATCATGATAGGCGCAGGCGAAAAGATGATCATAACTGAGATTGCAAGGACTTACCTGGAAAAAGGAAAAAGGCCACAGACAGATTATCATAAATTTAGTTCTTACTCCGGAGAATTCTGGGATGACTGCAATTTGTACGGAATGAACAACATTTCGATCAAAGCAGCAAAGATATATCCGGAAAGCTATAAAGAACTCCGGACCACATTCCTGAGATATTCGGCAGCGGAGATGTATGGAAAACATAAGATCATGTACAACCTGAAAGAATACCTCGAAAGATATATCCAATGGCCGCAGATAGAGATGCTTGTGAAAATGGGATTATATCATATAGCGGAATCCATAGTAGCGTGCTACTGCGGGATTATTGCAGATCAGGATGCCATAAAGCCGGAATGCTTTCTTGGGGTCTACAAAAGAAGGCTCAGGGATCTGAAGACCTTGCAGGGGAATCTGGATTATCTGAAAATGTGGCAGATGGAGAAGCGGATGGGACTCCACCTGACAGTACAGGAAAGCGTATTTCTTGCGGAAAGTCAGGTACGGCAGAACGATCTGGAAGAAATATTGAAATATACCACAGTAGCAAAGTTCATGCACAGGATAGAGCAGTATTCCGGGTGTGAGATCCCGGATACTATGCAGGAACCCATGTGCGGAAGGGCGGCAGGTGCCGTAAGCGGTGTAACCCGCACTTATGTGGATTATCTGCATATGCGGATACAGAGAGGGTATGATCTGCATAACCAGATTTTCCTTTTTCCGAGAGATCTGAGGCTTGCCCATGACCAGATGGTCGTTGAGACAAATGCGGAAGAGATCCGCAAGAGAGAACAGACAGTAAGCGAGAAGTATCCGGACATCCGAAAGAACTACAGGAGTCTGAGGAATCAATATTTTTACGAAGACGAGGATTATCTGATACGGCCGGCAAGATCAGCAGAAGAGATCGTTGCAGAAGGAAGGATCCTCCATCATTGCGTCGGCGGGGACAGCTATCTGAATAAGCATAACACCGGCCGGAGCACGATCCTTTTCCTGCGTTCAAAGTCAGCGCCGGAAACACCGTATATCACAATAGAGATCTGCGGGACGAAGATCCTGCAGTGGTATGGGATCCGGGATACAAAGCCAGATGAAATTAGGATAGAAAGGCATCTGAGAAGATACATAAAAGCATTAAAGGAAAAAGATCAGATAAAGTCAGTGACTGCATAAGGAGGAAAGCATGGAATATGTACAGCTGAGCATGGATGAATACATCCAGAGTAAAAACGACATCAAAAATAATCTTGGGGGTATCGTAAAGAGTTTTATCCGGATCGGATGGCAGCTGACCAGGATCGACCGGTCAGGCGCTTATAAAAATGACGGATACAGCAGCATAGCCGAATTTGCGGCAGCAGAATATGGGATGGACAGGACCGGTGTCAGCCGTTTTATGAACGTATATGAAACATATTCTGCAGATGGAGATACACCGGAGCTGAAAGAACAGTACCGGGAATTTAAGTTTTCGCAGCTGACTGAACTCCTGCAGGTCCAGGAAGCAGACCGGCAGATGTTCACACCGGAAGTGAAAAGGGAGGATATCAGAGAATTCCAGAGGTTTGAAAAAGAAAATGAAGCAGATCCGGCCCGGCTGTTTGACTGGAAGGATGCAAAAAGCCCGGAAGAAAAGCTGAAAGCAACGATACAGGAGTTTTGCAGGGAGAATAAAGATATCCTCAACGCAGTGTACAGCTCAATTATGGAACCAAAAGACCTGGCAGAGATGATCAGCCCGTCCGGCAGCAGGAGTTACCGGAAAGGCACTGTGTATCTGATGTTTTACGAGGAACCAAAAGGGATCATGGTCAAGGTGTTCGGAGAGACGCCGGTGGATATCACATATCGATATTTCATCGATGTTGTGCATAGCCTGTTCGATGAGTACGATGCAGGGGCCCATACCTGGGAGAAATGCTTCGGGGTACTGCCGGACGAGGGAACAACAGCCCAGAAGCAGGAAGAACCTGTGGAACCGAAAATGCCAGAGCATAGCGGTAAAAACATCGGGAATGTACATGAGGATATTTCGGCGGAGAAGGTGATGGAAAAACCAGAGATTGCGCCGGCGCAACAGGAAGAACAGATCCCTGGACAGGACAGTATCGATCAGCATCCGGAATATATGCCGGAACCGGTGCAAGAATCAGATATCCCGAAGAAACCAGAAGATTCTGTACCGGGGATCCATAAAGAAGAACAGAAGTCCGACCCAGTACCGGAAAATAATGAAACTATTCCGGAAGCTATTCCGGAAAAAGCAATAACCCGGAAAGAATATCTTGAAACGCTCACATTATACGGCTGGGCGGATTACGTGGCAGCAGCAATGCGGACCTTTGGAAGCATACCATTCTCCAGGTTACGAGAGATCAGCTTCTGGGAAGAATGGCTGTGTGGAAAAGTGGACAAAAAAGGACGTCCATGGATTGAGTAAAGGGTGTTTTTGAAAATCCAAATATATCACAACTACATAAGGGGAGGCCCCGACCTCCCCGGAAAGGGGCAGAAATGTTATTTCCAAAACAGAAAAGTAAGAAAAAGAGAATGCGCCATCCGGCCAGCATCCTTCACAATAAAAACAGCAGGACCTGTTATCTCTGTGTAACACTCCATGACAACTGGAGCGAACACAGGATCCTGGACGAGCACCATATATTCGGAGGGCCGAACCGGAAGAACTCCGAGGAATATGGCCTGAAAGTATACTTGTGTCATGACCATCACATCTACGGTCCGGAAGCAGTGCACAACAACGCCCGGATCCGCCACGAATTACAGCGGACAGCACAGAGACTATTTGAAAAGCAGCACAGTCACAAAGAATTCATGGAGGTATTCGGCCGGAACTATCTTGATCCGGTAGAGATAGGGGAAAACAGTGAGAAAGAGAATGAACCTGTATAAAGTGGTAGACCAGAACGGGAAGCAAGTTTTTGACGACTTGCTGATAGCCAGACAGGTCACAGAGAAAACCGGATGTACAAAGAATAATGTAGCCCAGGCGGCAGCCAATTTTGCTTTAGTGAACAAGAAATACCGGATCATTCCGGAGGATATCAAACTGAGTAAGACTTTAGACGTTGAGCTCCTGGCAGAATGGGACAGGTACCGGAAGTGGATGCTGAGGGCAGCAGGGAGGGGAGAATGAATTACGAAGAAGAAATTGTTAAGACAATCCTTTCTCTTTCCGGAAGCAGATCACCTTATGATGTGTTCTGTGACTGGATAAAATGCTTGGCACTAGCAATATCAAATACAACAGAGCTTTTTCATAATGCTTTGTGGCTGGCAAGAGAACAGGAATACCTGAAAACAATACAGCCATATGAAGAAGATGCAATAAAATTTGTAGAGATGAAAGATCTCCTGGTCATGGCACTGGACGAAGATATGACAGATATACTCGGAAAGGTATATATGGATTCCGGGTGTGGAAACAAGAATACGGGGCAGTTCTTTACACCGTTCCATATATCATTAATGACTGCGCAAATGACACTTTCAAAGAATGTAAGCTCAGACCACCCGGCAATTATTAACGAACCATCCTGTGGATCAGGAGGAATGATCATAGCAGCAGCAAAGATTCTCAAGTCCCGTGGCGTGGATCCGGGCAGAGCGATGAGAGTAACAGCACAGGATCTGGACTGGAAAGCGGTGTATATGACATACATACAGTTAAGTTTACTGGGAATCAATGCAGTTGTAATCCAAGGAGATACGTTGGAAGAACCGGTCAAAAACATAAAAAAATATCCTTCAGAGCGATTTTTTTACACACCAAGGAAAAGAGGCATGCTGATATGAACGAAGAAGAAAGAAGAAATGAATTGTTCTGCGACTATTTTGATGAATGGGTAAGAGAATATAAAGAGGGAACTGTAAGATATGTTACTTTGAAAAAATACGAAAGCACTTCAAACTGGCTTCGGAAACTCGTGCCAGATTTAACTCTCGGAGAAATCGACCGCAGGACGTATCAGGATTTATTGAACAGATATGCAGAAGTACATGAAAAGGTTACTACGGAAGGATTTCATCATAATGTTAAAGCGGCAATAATGGATGCCATCGATGAGGGAATCATATATAAGAATCCCACGAGAAAAGTGGTCATAAAAGGGAAGCAAAAAAAGAAAAAACCAAGAAAATATTTAAGTATGAATGAAGTAGAGAAACTTATAGATACTTTAAATCTTGACTATGGAGAAATTAATTGGGACTGGATGATCTTACTTGCAGTAAAGACAGGATTCCGGTTTGAGGAAATCCTGGGCCTTACCGTTGATAATTTCGACTTCGAGAGATTGACAATTACTGTCGAAAAAACATTGGATTATAAATACACTCAGGAATTTGTACCGACAAAGAACAAAAGCTCCGTCCGCACAATAAAAATGGATTGGAAAATGGCAATGCAGTTTCAGAATCTGCTGAAAGGTAAAGATCCGACGGAAAGAGTATTTGACTTCAAAGAGAAATATTACAATTCAACAGTAAATGATGCTTTGAAAAGAAAATGCAGAGAAGCGGGCATCCAGGAAGTAACAATGCACGCTCTGAGACATACACATGCGTCGATATTGATGTATAAAAAAGTTTCAATGCAAAGTATTTCGAAACGCCTGGGTCATGCGGATGTTAATATCACACAGAAAGTATATTTGCACTTGATACGAGAACTAGAAGCTGAAGATGAAAAGAAAACAATGGCAGCGTTGATGGAACTGGATTACTAGGAGGGGAGAATGAACAAGAGGCAGAAAAAGAAACTGTTTAACAGAAAATGTGGATACCGGCTTGTAAAGCTCCCACGCAACTTCCAGACGTGGGTATTCCAATATTACACTGGTATCGGAGCCGTAACATACAAACGCATTTGCACAGAGAAAATCCCAGACGGAGCGAAATACTTGATAAACACCAGAAACGTAGAGAATTTCAACCGGATCATGACAGAAAGGAAAAATGATGGGAAACACATGTAAAACCTGTATCAATAACGATGATGGTCTTTGTGATCGCAGAGGAATTCTCGTAGAAGACGAAGATTCCTGCGAGCATCACTGGGCGTTGCGGAGAAGACCGAAGATGAAAAAGCACGAAAAGAAAATGGATATCACTCCACAGTTGATGATATCAGCATATAACACACTGATTCAGGGATGCAGTGCAGAAGCCAGCCGGCCAGTGAGGATGGAACCTGCAGCAGCTGCATCCTGTACCAGCACTGCTCAGGTACATCAAATCTTCTTCCGGAAGACTGGCAGGAGATACATTATCCGTATCTGGAAGGAAACACACTGCATTACATAAAAGCCGGTAAGATCAAGCAGATTGTATTTGCTAGCCGGGAAGATGCAGAGGAGAGACTTGAAGAGATGAAAGAGGGTGTGAAATGAACTATAAGAACAAGGAAGGTTATCCGGATCCGACAGCTGGCAAAGCAGTCCGAGCAGTAGGCCACATGCCGACACACATCTATAATGTCAGCTGTGCTCTAAATGTTGTGGCCGGACTCCATGGCCTTGAAATCATGGGATTAAGAGATAAAAAAACTGGCCGTGAATGGCCACAGAGGAGGTGAGAATGATGTGGGTAATATTTCTGTGCTCTGGCATGGTGTTCGGAATCGCAGCCCTGGTGCTGGCCTGGATAGGAAGCAGAGTGATCCTGTCGATCAGGCGGCAGCAGAAGAAATTCGAGATTGAAGATAAAACATACAACAAAGTAAAAGAAGCTATCAAAGAAAAGGAGAACAAAAATGAAAAGTAAGATTATTATCGGAATCGTGGCAGCAGTAGCAGTTCTTGGTGGAGGATACACAGTATCAAGGATGGATTTTATCGGCACAGGCAAAGTCGGCATTGTTTATAACTATAAAGACGGAGTACAGGATAAAGTGTTGACTCCGGGAATGCACTTTATTGCACCAATGAACAAAGTAAAGGAATTTAGTACCAGCAATGAGATCCTTGTTCTTACAAAGGACAAGAGGGATGGCAGTAAAGAAGATGATTCCTTTAAAGTAGCAACATCGGACGATGCCAGTCAAGATGAAAGAAGCAGAAGCGCATTATAAAAATGGCTGGGTTACAGTACAGGGAGCGGATGCTGTGATTGCGGATAAATAAAAGAAATACAGAAAAAGCCGGGAACATTACGCTCCCGGCTAAAAGCATCAGAAAGGGGAGGATACCGATGGAAACAGAAATCCAGAAAGAAAATGAAGAAAAGAAGGAATACCTGAGATCTTACCGGAGGGCAGTAAAAAGAGAAAAAGATATCCTTGACGAGATCCAGAGACTGAGGTCAGACAAGATGTTTCCTTCCATAGCCAATGACGGGATGCCAAAAGGCAGCAGTCAGTCCGATCTGTCAGACTACATAGCTATCCTGGATGAACAGATCGAGCTCCTGAAGGCAGAACGACTGGAAAAGGCCAGATGTTATCAGAAGATAGAGAGACAGATTAAACAGATGGAGAACGAAGACGAGCAGGAAGTACTGAGGCTGAGATACATAACTGGCCTGAAATGGGAAGAAGTAGCCTTGAAGATGAATTATAGTTGGAAATGGGTACATAAGATCCACGGACGAGCATTACAAAATTTCAAAATCTGAAAGAGTACATGGAAGTACACACAACATCTGTGATATTATTACAATGGATTTCAGGACAGATAGATGGATATGGAATCCTCCTTTTATGAGCGCATTGCCAGGAGATGAACCTGGCAGCAACTTCGGAACGTAGCTTAGTGGCAGAGCAACTGTATTATTCAGAAATTGACTGATAAAGTCAATAGTGGTGGTTCGAATCCACTCGTTCCGTTCGGGCAAGCCCATGCCCGTAGTAACAAGCTCTTACTTGCAGGAAGGCATCTGGCAGCAGTCAGGTGCCTTTTAGTATGCAATTTTTCGTACAGCGTGCACGGCACCAGCGCAAATATGTTTCCATACAGCGTATGCGCGTTAACACTCCTTTGGTGGTAGCAATCGGCTGTCGCTTATGGTGCCGGCAGGACTGTAATTTATATATATCAAAAAAAGAAACGAATGAGAGGTGGTGAGGCTTGGCCAGAGCACCAGATGAAAGAATAGAACAAGCAAAAGCGATGTACCTGCAGGGACAGAAATTGGTTGAGATTGCAAGTCAACTAAATCTACCAGAAGGTACGGTCAGAAGATGGAAATGCACCCATAAATGGGATAGCGAACGTTCGGATAAAAATAACGAACGTTCGGAAAAGAAAAGACCAAAGAAAAAGAAGACATCTGAAAGAGAAGTTGACCAGGTGATAGAAAACCTTGAATTGACTGATAAACAGCGGCTTTTTTGTATTTATTATATCCGGTGTTTTAATGCTACAAAAGCATATCAGAAAGCATATCAATGTAGTTATGAAACGGCGGCAGTAGCAGGTCCAAGGATGTTAGGAAATGTTAGAGTAAAAGAAGAGATTATTTACTTGAAACAGGAGCGTCTCAACAGAGAATTCTTATCCGAAGCAGACATCTTTCAGAAATACATGGATATCGCATTTTCAGACATCACAGATTATGTAAAATTCGGAACAGAGGAGGCGCCTGTAATGTCTATGTACGGACCGGTGCAGATTAAAGATCCACAGACCGGGGAAAAGAAGCCGCTTACCGAAACCGTAAATATAATCCATTTCCGGGATTCCTCAGATGTGGATGGGACTATCATAAGTGAAGTAAAGCACGGAAAGAATGGTTCCAGCATCAAACTTGCGGACAGAATGAAAGCTCTGCAGTGGCTGGCCGACCATATGGATCTGGGAACTGAGGAACAGAAAGCCAAGATTGCACAGATAAAAGCTCAGACTGATAAACTTACTGGTAATAACCAGGAGATTGAAGACTTGGATGATATAGAGGGCGAGATCTATGGCGGCAACGAATAATTTCACCAGTAAGAAAACTATTCTCTTCCGCTTTTCGGAAAAACATAAAGAATATATCCGCAAATGCCGGGAATGCTCCTACAACGTGGCAGAAGGGGCTGTCCGTGCAGGTAAAACAGTTGACAATGTTTTCGCCTTTGCACATGAGCTGAAAACCACACCTGATAAGATTCACCTGGCAACGGGATCTACAATGGCAAATGCGAAAATGAACATTGGTGACTGTAATGGGATGGGACTTGAGTGGATCTTTCGTGGTCAAAGCCATTGGGGGAAATATAAAGGTAATGAAGCACTATTCATCAAAGGACCAGCAACCCATAACAGGCAGAAGATTGTAATTTTTGCAGGTGGAGCCAAGGAAGACAGCTATAAGAAAATTCGTGGTAATTCCTATGGCATGTGGATTGCTACTGAGATCAACCTTCATCATGATAATACTATCAAAGAGGCCTTTAACCGCCAGCTGGCAGCCAAGCGGCTAAAAGTATTCTGGGACCTTAACCCGGATAATCCAAGAGCGGCTATTTATTCAGAGTATATTGACAGGTACCAAAGGCAACAGGAAGAAGGAAATTTCCCGGGCGGATACAATTATATGCATTGTACCATCTATGATAATATCAACATCACAGAAGAGCGCCTTCATGAGATTGAAAGTCGCTATGATGTTAACTCGATTTGGTATATGCGTGATATCAAGGGAATGCGTGTTGTAGCCAATGGTTTGATTTATCGTAGATTTGCAGACGATATCAGCACAAAGAAATTTGGCTTTGCCATGAAGGAAAAGCCTATGAACATCATGGAAATCAATCTTGGCATTGACTTTGGGGGATCCGGTTCCGGACATTCCTTTACAGCCACAGCGATCACAAGGGGGTTCCAGAAAGTCGTACCTTTGGCATCCGAATGGATCAGCTGTAAGGACGAGAGCGGAAATCCAATAGAAATTGATCCGGATATGCTCGGTAAGATGTTCTGCAACTTTTGCCAGAGGATATTGAGCCGATATGGTTTTATCACGGTAGTTTATGCAGACAGCGCAGAACAGACATTGATCGCTGGCATAAGAAGTAGTTTAAGGAAGAATGGACTTGGATGGATCAGAGTAGAGAATGCGTTGAAAACGGAGATTAATGACCGTATTAATGCCACTTCAATATTGATGGCACAGGGACGCTTTGCTTACATGGACGGAGAGTGCGACAGTCTTGTTACGGCCTTATGCACAGCAGTTTGGGACCCAAAAGAACTGACGAAGAATGTCAGGCTTGATGATGGAACCAGTGATATTGATTCACTGGATAGTTTTGAATATACATTTGAGCGGCTGATCAGCCAGCTCATCAGGTACGGGTGATTAATATGAATTATACGAATATGTATCAGGCATTGCGTAAGATCCTGGACAAGGATGAGCAGATTGATTATGCAATGAGTGGGAAAACGGCGGCACATATAGAACGATGGTCCGCATTATATGAAGATAAAGCGCCATGGCTGGATTCTGAAACAGAGAGTTCGGGACTTGCGGCATCAGTGGCGGGGGAAATTGCCAGGTTGACAGTCTTGGAGCTGAAAAGTGAAGTATCTGGAAGTGCTAAAGCTTCATATATCGACAAAGTATACCAGAAAGTAATTAAGAATTTGCGGACCCAGGTCGAGTATGCGAATGCAAAAGGCAGTTTGATTTTCAAGCCTTATGTAACTTCAAAAGGCATTTCTATTCAGTACATACAGGCAGATAATTTCTTCCCTTTGGAATTCGATACAGAAACAATCACAAAGTGCGCTTTTCTGGATCAGTTCCGTAGGGACAATGAGATATACAGTAGAATAGAGATCCATACTTTAAGAGATGGACTTTTGAACATCCGCAACAGAGCGTTTGTTTCCAGAACGGAGGGATTGATCGGTACAGAGATTCCGGTTAATTCAGTACTGAAATGGTCTGAACTTGCACAGGAAATTACATTTTCCGGAACAGATAAGCTTCCATTTGGATATTTTAAGATACCTTTGGGAAATAACGAGGATTCTAAAAGCCCTTTGGGAACCTCGGTCTTTTCAAGAGCTGTGAAGCATATCAAAGAAGCTGACAAGAGATATTCCCAAATTAACTGGGAATATGAAAGCAAAGAATCGGCAGTACATATTGCTCAAAGTCTACTTGGAACCAGTCAGAGTACCGGGGAACCAGTATACCCGGCCGGTAAGAAGAGATTGTACCGAGCGATAGAATATAATACCGGAGCTACAGATAAACCTTTTATGGATACCTTTTCGCCGGAAATCAGAGATGGATCATACTTTAATGGCTGGAACCATTTGGTACGTATGATTGAATTTGACTGTAACTTAGCCTATGGAACAATTTCAGACCCAAACAATACAGACAAGACAGCAGAGGAGATAAAAGCCAGCAAACAGAGGTCATATTCTTTTGTACAGAGCTGCCAGACAGCATTACAGCACGCGCTGGAAGATTTAGTGGATGCAATTTCGTTTTGGTGCGATATATACCATCTCTGTCCTTCTGGGACTTACCAAGTATCATTTAACTGGGACGATTCCATTGTAACAGACGTGGAATCAGAACGACAGTCAGATAGGCAGGATGTTGCTATGGGTGCGATGCCACTCTGGGAATACCGTGCAAAATGGTATGGAGAGACAGAAGAACAGGCAAAGGCAGCAGTCCAGCGGCCGGAAGACACGGTGATTGAATGACGCAGGGCGAGATTGAAAAACTCACAGTGAAAGTCAGCAATATTTTCTCGGAACTGGAAATCCGGATCATGACGGATATTGTCCGCAGGATCAAAGAAAACGGTTTTGCAAGCGCATCGGCAGACTGGCAGATCAGTAGGCTTCAGCAGTTGGGGATGGCAGAAGAAGATATCCGTAAATGGATTCAAAATGCTCTACAGGCAACTGATGTGGAAATGAACCGGATATTTTCAGACGAGGTATACAAACAGTACTACGAACAGGAACATTTTTTTAAATTTGCCGGAATGCAGCAGGTGCCATTTGAAGAAAATATTGCCCTTCAGCAGTTGATTGAAGCAACTAAAAAGCAACTTCAGGGGGAATATCAAAATCTGGCTGGTTCTATGGGATTCGCTATCCGCAATCCGGCAACAGGTAAAATACAGTATTCACCACTGATGGATTATTACAGATCCACGATGGACCAGGCTGTCACGGATATTAAATCGGGAGCATTTGATTATAACACTGTACTTAAACGTACCGTGAATCAGATAGCCGCATCAGGACTTCGGTACATAGAGTATGATTCCGGGCATCGGGACAGAATTGATGTAGCAGCCAGGAGAGCAATTCTCACGGGTTTCCGGCAGGTACAAGGCCAGATTATGGAACAGACGGCAGATCAGCTGGGGACGGATACCTATGAGGTGAGTTATCATGTGGGGGCCAGACCAACACATCAGCCGTGGCAAGGCAAGGTGTGGACACGGCAGGAGCTTGTTTCTATATGCGGCCTTGGTGAGGTGACAGGCCTGAAAGGGGCAAATTGTTATCATGATTATAGACCGTTTCCGCCGGGATCTGTAAGGACTTATACAGACGAACAGCTGGCACAGATGAACAAGAAAGAAAATACCCCGAAAGAATACGGCGGCAAGCAGTATACTACTTATGAAGCCTTGCAACAGCAGAGAAAAATGGAACGAGCTATGCGTGCCCAACGCCAGAAGATTAAACTTCTTCAGGAAGGCGGAGCAGATCAAAATGATATCATCCTTGCAAAAGCAAAATATCAGGGGCAAATGCAGACATACAAAGATTTTTCTGAGAAAATGAAGCTCCCGGAGCAGAAAACCAGAATCATGCAGGACGGCTTGCGAGGCAGATTCATACCAACTAAGGCCGAACTCAGAAAAATAAATCAACCGACATTGAAAAATGCGGCAGGCAAGGATATAATCGAAGTTAAGAGAATCACTTTAACTGGAATGCCTAATAGCATCACTCAGTTAACTGGCAAGAAAGGCGGAATTGAGAGGAACTATTACGATGAGAATGGCAGACAGTATAAGCAGATTAGCAATAACAATCATGGAAACCCTAAACAACATTCATATGGAGTGAACGGGGAACACGCACATGATTACAGTTATTCCGATGATGGGAAAGTAAAACGAACAACCAGGGAAATGACTGTGGAGGAGAGAAAGGAGAATGAGGATATATTATGACCGCGAAGGGCTTAAGAGATAGGATCAACAGCATATGCACGCATGTTCTGTTTGACTATAATGGAAAAGAGTGCGGTGTGGATCCGTTTGATGAGAAACGGTTCGATATGTGGTGCGGAGATAAGTTCATGGAAGCTCATAGCATTGATGAAGTAATGAAAACTCCTTTTTTTGAAGGTAAAGCATTGGAGGATATCATAGATCAGCTTAAAAATGTTGAATTATAACCATCGGTTGAAATGACCGGTGGTCTTTTTATACTTTTTTAAGAAAAGGAGGGAAAATATGAAGTACAGAAAGAAACCTGTAGTTATTGATGCATTCAAGTATGAGGGGGATTTGAAAAAAATCAGACGGCGGATATTGCGTTCCTGATTGGGCGGCGGCAGCATTTGAATCAGGAGTTATGCATCATTATTCGCCGTATAAATATCCTGATGATACGACTCTTGAGCTGTTTATTGATACGCTGGAAGGAACACATCATGTATCTGTAGGCGATTATATTATCAAAGGAGTCAATGGCGAGCTGTATCCCTGCAAGCCAGATATCTTTGAAAAGACGTATGAAAAAGTGAAAGAGTAGCACTGTAGTTGCGCCGGCGCAACAGAGATGCGAGTTGGAACAGTTCGGAGCTATCCGTTAAATAGCAGATAGGCACGCAGAGAAATCTGGGTGCTATTTTTATACTTTCGTCAGCTGATCAGACGTAAAACAGTCGGAAATCCGTGGCTCACACACGTAAACCAAGAGTAGAAAGAAAGGAAAAGAAAATGAAAAGAGAAGATTTGACTGCACAGGGACTTACTGCGGAACAGGTTGAATTTGTTATGTCAGAATATGGGAAGGAAGTAAATCCTTTGAAAGTGGAAAGGGATTCCTATAAAACCCAGCTCGACACAGCACAGGCATCTTTGAAAGCGATGGAAGGAGTTGACGCTGCAGAGCTGCAGAGAAAGATTACTGATCTTACTACTCAGTTACAGGGGAAAGATACTGAAATCGAGAAGATCAAAACAGACTATGCTTTTGAAACATCGGTAAAGGATGCCATCAGAAAAGCTTCCGGAAGGAATGAAAAGGCAATTATGGCACTTCTGGACGTAGAAACATTAAAAGCGTCCAAGAACCAGGCGCAGGACATTGAAGCAGCAATTACAGCCTTGAAAAAAGACAATGATTATCTTTTTCAGACAACAACACAGGTTCCGCGCGTGGTATCTTCCACTACGGGAATCAATAATGAAGCACAGACTAAAAAAGAGCAGGCAAATGAAGCACTCAGAAGCTTACTCGGAAAAGGAGAATAAAGAATGCCAGTAAATATTACAAACAGAGCGGATGCAGAGGCGATTATCCGCGAACAGATCGTATCCAGCATTTTTCAGGATGCACCGAAAAATTCCGTATTTATGGGAATGGCAAGAAAACTTCCTAATATGACATCTAACCAGACCAGAATCCGTGTACTGGATTTCCTGCCAACTGCTTACTGGGTAGATGGTGATACAGGTATGAAACAGACTACCAGACAGGCATGGGATAATGTATATCTGAATGCAGGAGAGCTGGCAGTTATCGTGCCGATTCCGGATGCGGTACTTTCAGATGCAGAGTTTGACATCTTCGGAGAAATTACTCCACGTATCATGGAAGCAATCGGTCAGAAGGTAGATGCTGCTGTTATTTTTGGAGATAATCGTCCGAGAGAGTGGCAGGCAGATGTCGTCACCCTGGCAAGACAGGCAGGAAATAATGTTTCCCCATCTGCAGGAAAAGATTATTATGATCTGATCCTTGGTGAGAATGGAGTATTTGCAAAAGTCGAGAATGATGGTTATGGAGTTTCCGGAGCCCTTGCGCCGATGAATTTTAAATCAAAACTTCGTGGCCTGCGTGATACCACAGGCCAGCCTATCTTCAAAAACAATATGCAGGATGTAGCAAGATATACTCTGGATGGCGCACCAATGACATTCCCTGAAAACGGCGGTTTCCATCCGGAGATTGCACAGCTGGTGGTCGGCGATTTCAGCCAGGCAGTATATTCTATCCGACAGGATGTTACGGTGAAAATTCTGGATCAGGGAGTTATCCAGGACCCGAACACAAAAGAAATCATGTACAACCTGGCGCAGCAGGATATGACAGCACTTCGTGTAGTGTTCCGTATGGGATGGGCAGTTCCGAACCCGGCTACAAGAATGAACGAAGATCGTACTGGATGTGCGTTTGCTTATCTTGAGCCAGGAACTCCAGCTACCGCTCAGAAAGTTACTTTTACTGTAACTGATGGAAGTAAGGCATGCGAGAAAGCGCGTGTTAATGTTGATGGAGCAATTCTTGTTACAGACGAAAATGGAAAAGCCGAGTTTAATCTGCGCGCTGGTACATATACCGCAAAAATTACAAAGAAAGGGCATATCTCCGTGACAGAAACGTTTGTTGTAGAAAAAACGGCTGTAACCAAAGACATTACTCTTACAGCACAGGCCTAAAGGAGCGTACTTGAATGTATGTAAATTACGGATATTATGAATCCAAATATCTTTGCGACAGGGAACCGGTAGTACCGGAGGATGATTTCCGTTTTTGGGAAAAACAGGCAGCGAGAGTGGTGGATCAGTACACATTTGGCCGTTTGGCTTCGAATTCGGGTCTTGTGACAGGCGATGTGAAAGAATGTATATGTGAACTTACTGAACTTTTGTATCAGGCGGACAAGATCGTACAGCAGGCAGCAGAACAGGGAGGCATGCTGCAGTCATACTCAAACGATGGAGAATCCGGTACCTTTGACTTGTCACAGTCCACTTTTACAGAAGATGGCAAAACAAAAAAGATCAGGGAAATTATCCACCGGTATCTTGGAAATACAAATCTATTATATCGGGGAGTGTGACCATGAACCAGAATTACATTCATACGATCACATTGTATAACCGGATTCAGGCGACTGACAGTGAAGACAGAAAGGAGCACTGGAAACGGACAGTGCTCCTTAACTGCTTCTGGAAGGCACAGGTAAATACTGGATTTAACGGTACACAGGCGAGCGTACAGAACACCTATGTAGTCAGGATTCCGGGGGATGAGAAATATCTTCCGTATTCGGAGTATATCAAGAATCCAGAAGGATGTTTTACAGTGTCCCAGGGGGATATCGTGATCTATGGCGCATGTACAGAAGAAATCACAGGAGCATCCGGACAGACAGCGGCTCAGATCCTGAACCGTCACAAACCGAACGCTTTTAAGGTAACTGCATTCTCGGACAATACAAAATTTCCTATAGCGAAGCATTACCGTCTGGGAGGATAAAGCATGAAAGTAAAATTTGACTGGAAGAAACCTCCTAAAAAGCTTGCAAAAGAAAAAGTTTGTGGAAGAGAAAATATGTTGTTTCTTGCGAACCAGGCAGCGAAATTCATGGATCCATATGTTCCAGCAGACAATCTGGTGCTTGCACAGAATATTTTTATTACCGCGGACGATGACTGCGGCCACATTATATATAACAGCCCTTATGCTCATTACCAGTGGGAAGGTGAACTGTATGGCCCAAATTATCCAATCACGGATGGAGGAGAAGTAGTTGGCTTCTGGTCACCGCCGCATAAGACACCAACAGGAAAAAGTTTAAAATACAGTACATTCCGGCATCCTTTAGCAACATCGCACTGGGATAAGGCGATGATGGTGGCGAGAGGATCCGATCTGGCAAAAGCTTATGAGAATCATCTGAAAGGAAAGGCGTAATGACAAAACATGAAGCGGTAAAAAAATATTTCGAACCCAAAGTAGAAGAACTGGCAGGGACCTTGCTGAATTTCAACTTTTCCCCGGAAGCACCGGACAGCATTTCTTTGATTACAAATTATTCTGATAAGGTCAGGAAGAAATATATCACAGGGAAAGTACAGAAAGAATACGGCTTTACCATCATCATCGTGAAAACATATTCCTCCGAACTGGATGATCTGAATCTTGAAGCTATGAATTTTGCCCAGGCGTTTATGGACTGGTTGGATGAACAGAACGATAAGAGAGAATATCCGGATTTAGGAGAGAATTGTACGGTTGAAAAAATAGAAAACCTTCAGAACATGCCGAACCTGTCCGGGGTAAATTATGAAGAAGGCCTGGCGCGTTACATGATCCAGGCAAGAATTATTTATACAGAAAGGAAGTCTAAAACATGAAATTAGAGAGAGAGGCACTGAGACATTACCTCGATTCCAGTTTTAAAGGAGAAATGAAATCTGCAGTCTGGGAAGTCCTCGGAGATGATATCGAAGATATGTCCGTAGATCTGAATCCGGATACAGAGCAGAAAACTAACATCCTTGGAAAAACAAAAGTAACTGACAAGGGATACGAACCGTCTATGAGCGCAGATCCGTATTACGCAGATCCGTCCAAGAAGATCTATCCGAAGATCAGAGAGATTGCAATGGACCGCCTGAAGGGAGATAAATGCAAAACACTGATGCTGGAAGTTATCGTAGAAGATACCAGCGCTGCAAAACATCTTGCTTATGTGCAGGAAGTCCTTGTAAAACCGCAGTCCTATGGCGGGGATACAGAAGGTGTAGGATTCCCATTCAATGTCCTTGAAGATGGAGCAAGAACAAAGGGATACGTTACCTCTGAATCACTGAAAACAGATTCCCCGGTATTTACCGAGGGTGCGATCGAGTAGCTTACATAAAACACAATAGGGGTGATAGAAATGGCACCCCATACTTTTTTATGCCCAAAATCAAGGAGGAACGGAATGGGAACATTAGATACGCAGAAAAAAACAAATGAGATTGTGATTGATGATGGTAGTAAAACCTATGAAATCAAGAACCGGCAGGGAAAGAAACTGGCAGAGTTCTGCTTCCGCCCGGCGGATACAAATATCATTACCAGATACGAAGACGTGAAAAAGTTTTTCGATGAGTTCCGAATTCAGGAAGACGATGACATTACAGAATGTCAGAAGAAGGTAATTGAGCAGATGGATTACCTGGTAGACGCAGATACCGGAAATACATTCTTTTCAATCATGGGGCCATTTTCACCAATGCCGGATGGTTCTCTGTTCTGTGAGGTGTGTATGGATACGGTGTGCAACGTGATCAGCAAAGAGTTTGACGTGCGCCTGGAAAAGGTGAACAGCCGTGTAAACAAATATACAGCGAAATATCGCACTTCCGGAAGATATACAAAAAAGAAGCGCCGCCATGGATGATCAGTGGAACCTTCCTGAAGCAATCGAGCTAGGTGGAGAAGAATACGATATCCGTACGGATTTCAGGGCGATTCTGGACATCTTAAAGGCTATGGCTGATCCAGAGCTGTCAGATCAGGAAAAGTCGAGGGTAATGCTTGAAATTTTGTACTGGAATCCGGAAGAAATCCCGGTGGATCTCCTTGAAGAAGCAATTGAAAAAGGAAAAGCATTTATTGATTGCGGGATCACAGGTGAAGGCAAAAGCAAGGTCAGATTAATGGACTGGGAACAGGATTCTCCAATCATTGCGCCGGCGGTCAATAAAAATGTTGGACGGGATATTCGTTCTTTGAAATACATGCACTGGTGGACCTTCCTGGGAGCTTACATGGAAATCCAGGATGGACTATTCAGCCAGGTATTGTATATCCGCCAGAAGAAGGCAAAAGGAAAGAAACTGGAAAAATGGGAAATGGAGTTTTACCGGAATAATAAGAAGCTGATTGACTTGGAACAGACAGTAAAGAAGCGGTCGGCAGAGGAAGAAGCAGCTTTAAACGAGCTGTTTGGAATTAAGAAGTAGTGAGGTGTTTGCGTGACAGATGGGACATTAATAATTGACACAGAAGCAAATACAGATGGCGTAGAAGTCGGGATGAGAGATATCGAAGCTTCTGTAAAACGCATGGCATCTACAGTCGGGAATGTTAGTGAAAAAACAAGGATTGCGATTCAGAAACAGGCAGATGCAGTTTTAAAGCTGAATAATCAGTACGATCAGCAGCAGAAGAAGGTAGCATCTCTGAAACAGCGATTAAAAGAGCTTTCTGATCAGAAAATTAAGACAGACACATATAAACAGCTTGAAAAAGAAATTGATGGCGTTTATGAGAAAGCAGTAAAAGTCGAGGCGGAATTAAATGAGTGGAGTAATTTAGGCGTTCCGGAAAATTCTAGCGGATTTAAAGCGAAAGAAAAAGAACTTCAGGAAATCCTGGATACGATGGATAAGCTTGAAGAAAAACGGAAAAAAATGCAGGAATCTGGTAGCGCCTATGTTGATCCTCAGAGCTTATCCGAATATCAGAAGACAGCTTCCAAACTGACTACAGAAGAGATGCGTCTGGATGATATGAATAACCGCCTGTCGACCTCTTTTGATTCTGTTCAGGAAAAAGTCCGGGAATGCGGAGACGCTATGAACGGGCTCAAAAGCAAGGAACCTATACTGAAAAAACTGCAGAAAGCGCTCGAAAAGCTTTCTCCGGAACTCGCCAAAAAGGGATTCCGGCAGCTGGGATCCAGCATACAGGGACTAGCTCGAAATGTAGAAAAGCTTTGTATGAAGATGCTGAAATTATCGGCAAGTTCTATTGCCGGCGGTATCCGGAAGATTTCTGCTGGTATCTTCGGCATCCGCAAATCGGCCAACAAGAGTACAACTTCAGTTGGCACGATGACCAAGGCCGTAAAGGCTCTGCTGAAGTATGGAATTGGTATCCGTGCTTTAAACCTGCTGATGGGCAGGCTACGAAGCGCAGCAGTCGAAGGCTTCCAGAATCTTGCACAGTACAGCGGCACGACAAATAACAGCATATCTATACTGATGTCATCCCTTACACAGCTGAAAAATGCTCTTGCGGCAGCGTTCAATCCAATCCTGACGGTGGTTGCACCGATCTTGGCGAAATTCATCAATCTGCTTTCTCAAGCGTTGACGTATGTGGGAATGTTTTTTGCAGCCCTGACGGGGCAGAAAACATTTACAAAAGCAACGTCCGTTCAGCAGAATTATGCGGAGAGTCTGGATAAAACAGCTGATAGCGCAAAAAAAGCAACGAAGGCATTAAAAGGCTACCTCAGTCCAATTGATGAGATCAATAATTATGACAGTGGTAATGATGATTCTTTGACAGATGGAACTGGCGGCGGTGGTTACTCAAACCCAACTCCAGGACAGATGTTTGAAGAGGTACCGATCAAAAACTCTATCAAGGGCCTTGTGGATAAGATCAAAAAGCTTATTCAACAGGAGGACTGGGAAGGACTTGGAAAATTCATGGCTCAGGGCATCAACAAAGGCCTTAAGCATGTGTACAATGCAATCAATTGGAAAAAAGTTGGTCCAAAGATCACAAAATTTTGCAATGCGTTTACAAGAACTTTCAACAGCCTCGTTGACAACATAGACTGGGACCTTTTGGGTCGGACGGTTGGCGCTGGCGTAAATACGATTGTCAATACGCTCAATCTCCTGATCACAGGAATTGACTGGAAAAATCTTGGCAAAAAGTTTGCTGAGGGAATCGCAGGTTTTGTACGGGAAGTAAACTGGAAGAATCTGGGAAATCTTCTGGGAAATCAGTTTATGATCTCCTGGGATATCTTCAACGGTATGGTGCATAACCTGCCGTATACAGAAATTGGAAAAGCTTTTGCGGATCTTCTCAATGGCACTTTTGAAAAAGTTTCCTTTGGAGAAATTGCAGATACCCTAGCGACTGGTCTGAATGGAGCTTTTGAATCTTTATATGAATTCACTACAAACTTTGAGTGGACAGACTTGGTGGATAATATTGCAGATGGCATCAATACTTTCATTGGCGAATTCAAATGGGAAGAAAACGGGCAGAAGTTAGAGGCATTTCTGGAAGATCTCTGTTCTTCTCTTGTTGATTTCGCAGAAAAAACGGATTGGGAAGAACTTGGCCGCAACATAGGAGATTTTCTTTCACGGGTAGAATGGAAGAAACATCTGAAACAGGTAATATACGCGATCAGAAAGGCTATAAAAGAGCTTTTTGATGGCTTGGAAGAAGGCGGAACCGCGGGAAAAATTGTAGCATTCTTTGGAAAGGCATTTCTTGCGGTAAAAGTTGCTCATATTCTGGGGATTGATTCTCTTGTAGGCTCGCTTGTTTCTCACATAGGAAGCAAGTTACTTGAAAAAGGAGCGGTTTCTGCTCTGTCAGGGAGTCTGACTGATCTGATAAGCGGAGGGCTTAGCGGAGCAGCTGGAGGTTTTGGATCCCTTGCGGCTTCTATGGCACCGTTGGTAGGTACAGCTGGATTGATTGCAGCAGTGACGGGCGGCGCAGTGCTTCTGACAAAAAAACTTGCCAGCCTGACAGAAGCGGCCCAGGGCGGAAACGGTATTCTTTCCCAGACCGGGGGATATCTGCATGATTACGCAGGAGCTATGAGCGAGGCACACGCAATAACCCAGGATCAGGCAGAGGAACTGTGGAAATTAATTGAAGCAGATGAATCTGCCGGAAAAGCAAATAATGAAATGTATGAGGATATCATTCAGAAGCTTTCCGAATATGGCGTGTCTGCGGATAAAGCTAAGGGAATTTTGGAACAGTACGGAGCGCAGGCTGGTGTATCAGCGGACTTCGTGGAAGACATGACAGCAAAGGTAAAAGAACTTGGAGCTGGCTTTTCGGAGACAACCGGGAAGATTGATACTTCTTCAATCACGACAAAGGAAGCAATTAAGGGTATTCGCGATGTTTTGTACGATTTGGGTATAAGTTCAAGCGAATATGCCGGTACATATCAGGGCGTCCTGAGTGCCTTTAATAATACAAGTGGTGCAGCAACAACAGCACAGGAAGCGTTTGATATTGTTTATAACAGCCTGAAGGACGCAGGCGTTCCGCTGGATGAACTAAACAAGGCGCTCGCAGAAAAGTTTCCAACCGCAACAGCAACGGCAAAAGCAAGTGTGGATTCCAATATTACCGAAGCCCAGAAAACAGTAAGTAGTTCGACCAGCAAAATGAAATCAGATGCGGAATCAAACCTTGCCGGAGTAAAAAAAGCGGCTGAAGATGCTTCCGATGGTGTAAACACGGCGACTGTGACAAAATGGGGGAACTCAGCAACAGAAGTAAAGAAAAATCTGGATCAGATGAAACAGACTGCAAATCTGAAACTCGGAGAAATGCAGAAGACTGTGGAGAGCCATTTTTCAAGTCAGTACAATACCATGACAAAGAAATGGGAAAAAGCAAGTGAGAAGATCAGCCAGATCATAGTTGATATGAACGGAATGATAAATCGAAAAATGGAAAGCCTGGTTACTTCTATGGAACAGGCCGGAACCAGGATGGGAAATAAGCTGTCTGAAGGTTTTTCGACTGGTTCGGCCGGAATTGCCGGAACCCTCAATAATATGATCACAAGGATAAACCAGACGATTAGTAACATTAACGGGGCCATTTCCGATGTAGAACGTGCGTTTTCGTTCTCTTATAATGCAACAGGACCTACCGGTAAGAGCGTTCATTGGAATTCTTCTATGAGCCTTCCACGGGTGAATCCGGTGCCGTTTTTGGCCAGCGGAGCAGTCATCCCGCCGCGTAGCGAGTTTTTGGCAGTCCTTGGCGACCAGAAACAGGGAAACAATATCGAAACTCCGGAAGCATTGCTCCGGAAGATCGTCCGGGAAGAAACACCACAGAGACAGAACGGAAATACGTACAATGTGTCCGTGGAAGCCTCCGGAAGAAGACTGTTGGATATTATTCTTGAAGAAGGAGAATTACGAAGAAGCAGGAACGGTGGGAAAAATCCGTTCAAGCTAGGGGAGGAATGATAAAAAATGGCGGAATGTTTCAAGATCGATGGGGTTGCAATCGCGGCCCCATCCGGATATAAACCGGTATTTTCAACGACGTCAACAGAAGACTCTGACAGAGATCAGGAACTTACAATGCACAACACCCCTATGGGAACGATTGCCGGATATGATCTCACCTGGGACGACCTCACTTGGGATGAAATTGCTGTAATTCTTAATTCAATGCTTAATAAGTCTAAATTTTCTGTACATCATAAAGACCCTACGGTACCACATAAGTGGATTGACGCTGACTTTTATGCATCAAATTACAATATGGCGGCGCAGACCTTGGAAGAAGACGAAGAGATATGGACCGATTTAAGTATCAATATAAGGAGAGTGATGAAAATTTGATTGCCGTATCAGAACAACTGAAAAGAGAAACGCAAAGTAACAGACATTATTATGTCACAGCGGATGTTACTTTGACAGACGGAACAAAACTTTCACTCGAAAAAAAAGATTTCTATCTTTCCGGTAATTCATTTGTAGATTCGGCGGATTCCGGAGATTTTCCTGTTGGGATAGCGATTGAAAAAACGGCAAGTCTGTGCCTGGTAAATGATGATGATCGTTTTTCTGATTACCAGTTTAACCGTGCCAGGTTTGCTATTTACGCAAACCTTCAGCTGTCGGATAAATTGGAAACGATAAAAAAGGGAACCTATATCGTTTCGAAAAAACCAACAACCGGAGCAAAAATAAACCTTACATTGCTGGACCTTATGAGCAAGGCAGATAAGGCATATAAAAGTAGTCTTTCGTTCCCGTGTTCGGCAGGAGAAGTACTGAGAGAAGCGTGCCAGCGTTCGGGAATTGTTTTGGGGGATGCGAACTTTACAAATTCGGATTTTAAAGTAAAGAAAAAGCCAACGAGCACAACCTATAGAGCGGTCATCGGCATGGTGGCAGCTCTGGCAGGTGGAAACGCAAGAATTGACGAAAATGATCTGCTGAGAATTGTTACATTTAAGGAAATATCTACAACTACTGCAGTGGATCATGAACTTACAGCGGTGAAAAATGTTAACTATGATCTGGACGCAATTACGGTCTCCGGAGTAAAGTGTGATGATACTTTTTACGGAGAAGAAGGATATGTACTTGATCTGAAAGATAATCAGCTTGTGGCCGCAAACAAAAAAGATGCACTTGCAAGAATTGGAAAGATCCTTAACGGATTCACAATCCTTCCGTTCTCTTTAACCAGCATTGCAATAGTTTACGCTACGTTCGGGGACACTGTACAGTTCAAAGACACAAAAGGAAATGCACATGTATCGATAATAACGGATGTAGAATTTGCTTTTAATAAAAATACAGAATTTTCATGTAAAGCAAAAAGCGTAGAAGAACAGGATCAGAACTATCCTGATGGAACGCAAATAAAAGTAGATCAGTCATTGGCGGAAATCGAGAACAATATATCGGCATATGACACAAAATTAAGTCAGATGAACGAACTGGCAGCGAATACTTTAGGCTTTTATGCTTCAGAAGAACCGCAAGAGGACGGATCCGTAATTATTTACAGACATAATAAGCCTCAGCTGTCAGAAAGTACAGTGATTTACAAAACTACAGCAGATGGATTTTTTCTTTCTACGGATGGAGGAAAAACCTGGAAAGCGGGATTTGATAGCAATGGCGATGCAGTATTAAACATCCTGTATGCGATAGGCATCAATGCCGGCTGGATTGAAGCTGATATGATAACAGGAAAACATATCAATGCGAAAGGCCTTACGGTGTCCCAGAAAGACGGTACCAATACGCTTATCATAGATGACGAGGGTAATATAGATGCATCCTTCCGGACATTGAGCATTGCGGGGGCAGCGGCCGCTTCAGAAAACTATGCAGAGGAAAAATCAGCAGCAGCTCTGGAAGCGGCAAAGATCTATGCAGACAGCAAGAGCTCAAACCTTCTTCAAGGCACGGATTTTTCTGCAGAAAGCACAAAAACATACTGGAACCTGAGCGGAACAGTAGAACAGTCGCAGACAGATCCGAAGGGCGGAAAGAATGCAGTCAGGCTTAGGGGAACTGCGAACGACAATTTTCTTGGAGCAAAGTACGCAGTTAATAATCCGGTTGTCACTGCTGGACAGTACGAAATCCGGATCTGGTTAAAAAGCAACGCTGCAAGGACAGTTACGGTGTCACTTAACCGTGAAAAATATCAGTGCAATGTTACAACCGCCTGGAAACAGTTTAAATTCGCAGTCAAGGTAACGGAGCCAAATACAGAAGGAAGGAATAATTTTGTAATAGGTGGCTGGAGCAGCGTTCCATCTGGAGCGATACTGTACATCTATAGCCCACAGGTGTTGTACAGTTACACGGCAGCAGATGTCTTGAACATGCTGACAGACAACGGGGCCATGGATGGAATCTACATGTACAATAATCAGCTGTACGTAAAAGGAAAGTATATTGATGTTGACGATCTGAAAGCAATCGGAGCAAAAATTGGTGGTTTCACAATCGGAAATACAAGCATATACAATGGGTGCACTTCTCTGACCTCCACTGCGGCAGGCGTATACCTGGGGACGACAGGCATTATGATCCGCAAGGATACGGATAACTACATGCGTTATAGCGTTTCTTCTGGACTTACACTTGCTGGGGGAACCATCAATGCGGCAAAAATCAATTCACCTACGATCAAAATTGGACGGGCAACCTTATCAGCACAGGATACAGACAGCGCAATGGTAGTGCGAAACGGAATGCATGTCTATAATGCGACCAGCGGTGAGCTTTTCACTGATGGATCCGGGCTTTTTAAGATATTCAATGTAACGCATGTAAGCTCAGGAGGGCATCTGGTATTCGGGCCAGACGGAGCGGAAGTATGCTATTTATCAAGCTCTTCAAAACGTTATAAAGATCATGTGTCCGAGATGACGATTGAAGAAGCAGAAAAAGTTTTAGATATCCCAGTGGTGTGGTTTAAGTATAAAGAGGGGTACTTAAGAGATGGAGATCCTATGACAGGAAAGCCGATACCGGGATTCTACGCAGAAGACGTACTGGAAAAATTTCCGGCGGGAGCGCAGCTAAAAGATGGACTTGCAGAGGACTGGAATTATAGAACATTGATTCCTCCAATGCTAATGTTGATTCAGAAATTATACAGAGAGGTTGAGAAAAATGGATAGGCCACTTGTTCTTGTAATAGAAGATGCGAAAAGTGTATTGATGAGTACAGTAATTACGATCAAGAACCAGACAGGACTTCCGTCAACAATTCTTGATGGGATCTTGTCTGGAGTTCTTGCAGATGTACGTAAGGATGCCTGTAGCGAAATCGCTATGGCGGCCGCGCAGGAAAAGAAGGAGAAGAAAGAAGGTGAATAAATGCTGATTGCAGAATTCTCCCATAAGGGAGAAGAAATAGAGATTGACGATGCACTCTGGCAGCATGATTACGGCCAGAAGATTCAAATTAAGGGTTTAGACCTTCCGGAAGTGTTTGAAGTCCATTTTGCCTGGAAAGATATTGAAAAAGCAAAAGTAATCACTGGTTCCACGGTAGACGGAGTATCTATCGTAGATATCCCCAACATCGCCCTGGAACAGAGAAGGGCAATCACCGCTTACATCTACCTGTCAAATGTAGCTGAAGGTGAGACAGTGAACACAATCCTTATGACAGTCAATAAGCGAAAGGCTCCGGAAGGATTTGAAATCCCGGAAAAAATTGATCTGTTTCATCATACTGTCGAAGCTACGGCGGAATACCAGCGGCGAGCACAGGAATCAGAAAAAAAAGCATCCACTCAGGCAGCAGATGCAGAAGCCTGGGCACATGGCCGGGAAGATCATCCGGATCAGGCACAGGATAATGCGAAATACTACGCAGAACAGGCCGCAAGGAGCGCCGCGGAAGTCCCGGGAAAGACGGAACAGGCAAAGAAAGACATTGACAAGTACGTTCAGCGGAAAGAAGCAGATCTGAAGGGCGATACCGGCAATGTCTTTTTCGCAGCCTTTAAAGTCGTAAATGGCCGGCTGAAAATGTATTCTGATCCAACCGTGGACAAGGTACACTTCTACAGAAAAGGCAGCCGTCTGAAATACAGAATAAAGATCTGAAAAGGAGAAGATAATGAGCAATACAGAAAACAGCTATCAGGAAACGGACTTGGGCAATGTATCTCCACACCCGGCAGACGAGTACGATCCGGAAGTCTCATATGAATACCTCGATGTCGTAAATTACAAAGGCGGTTCTTATATATGCCGCGTAGAAGATGGAACAGCAACCGGCATTGCGCCGGCGCACGGGAAGAACACAGATACCTGGCAGTTACTGACACTTCCGGGAGATCTCACCCCGGAATACATTGCCATGCACGATGATGTTGTTGACAAAGCGGAACAGGTAGAAGCCTCACGCGCGGCTGTAGAACAGTCGCAGCAGGAAATTGAAGCAGCTCAGACAGATGTGCAGCAGTTGCACTCCGATACTGTAGAGGCGGCACAGGAAGCCTCGGACAGCCGGGACAGCGCCGCAGGCTACGCCCAGGCTGCGGAAACATCCAGACAGGCTGCGGCGGAATCCGAACAGAATGTCGATGCCCAGGTGTCAGGTTTTGATGCCCAGGTGTCCGAGTCGGTCACACAGGCACAGAAGGATATTGAGACGGCTCGGCAGCAGGCGGTAAATACAGTCGTGGCGCAGCAGAATACATCCGTGGAAAAGGCAAAAAAAGATATAACAGATCACACAAACGATGAAATTGTAAGAGAAAAAGCAGAAGTCAAGGAAATCAAGGATGCGCTTGATAAAACCATTTCTGACGCAAAAGATCTGAATACAGAGATTGCACAGACAGTTTCGAATGCAAATTCTGCAGCGGCAGCAGCAAATACAGCAGCAAAGAATGCAACAGAAGCAACAGCAGCAGCAAACAAAGCGGAAGAAACCAGAACGGCGAATGAAAAAACACGGGTAGAGAAAGAATCCGAAAGAGAAACCGCAGAGACGAAAAGAATAGAAGCGGAAACAAAAAGGGAAGAAGCAAGCGCTGAAGCTGTAAAAAATGCAAATGATGTTGCATCGGCCTTAAAAGACTACACAGCAGGACAGGCTGACGTTGATTACAAAGAAAAAGTTGCAAAAGCAACCTCAAAAGCAGAAGTAGACGACCTGTTTGCAGAATGGTGGAAATTTCAGTATAAGCCCGAAATCTACACGAAAGCAGATATGCTTGAACGATGGTTCGGAAATGTCCTTGAAGATGATCGAGTACATGGCGAGAAACAGCCGTTATATTCAAAAAGCACATCCATGATTGGAGAGTTGACTGATGATTCTACCGGGCTGGTATGTACTCCGTCCACGGAAACTACGGCCGGATCAGATCCATTCGCACACCTTCCACAGTTCTGGTGTATCGAAGTATCGGCAGAGAAAAATGCTGATGGATCTCACGAAATCTTTTATGTTGAGCACATTGATGATACCGCAGATGTAAGATCCGGAGAACACCTTTGCTGGGTACTTCAGAAAAACACTTGGAAGCGCGAATGGCAGGACGCAGAGTATAAATACCTGAAGACCAGATGCCACCCGGCTTCTGGTTATAAGAGATGGCCAGAGGGAACTGATCGAACCGGTAAAGTACATGAGTACATGGCACATCCGAAATATTACGCTGGAATCGGGGCAGATGGAAGAATCACCTGCGGAACCGGTCTGAAACCGTTAAATCGTACATCACATCAGGTTTCCCTTACGAAATGGAGAGCAAGAGGGCCGCAGTACGCTGGAGCATCAGGAAGCCTTGTAAAATTTCTTGACGTAATGGTACGCCTGAAATATGGACGTAAAGGAAATTCCGGAAAGATCGAAGGCTGCACAAACTACAATTTCCAGTACACGGCGGCAGTAAGCGAAACCGGAGTAGAGCGTGTGATTCTGACTACAACTCAAGCGGCAAACCTTTTCGTAGGCTCTGCAGTTATGATCGGCGTGAAAGGCGATTCGACAGACAGAAATCAGTCATACAACTATTCCGTATGTGATGGCGTACTGATTACCGATATTAAAGCAGTACAGATTGACGGCACAGATTACGCAGCGGTCTATGTAGACAATGCTGGCAAGACGTTTGATACAACAGCAGATAGTACATATGTATCAACTTCGCCATACTGGTCCGGATGGAACGATAATGTGCTTGGCCGAGATGGCAGCCGCTATAATCCGACTTCCGGCAAAGAGCCTGCAATGATTCAGGGCGTTGAATTTATGAATGGAGCCTACATGATTATTGCGGATGAACTGTGCCAGTGGGGAAAAGATGAGGAGGAAAATTATACTTTCGACCTGTATAAGTGTTACGATCAGACCAAATGCGGAAACGCTATTGACGCAAATTACATCAAGTTGGATGTACCAACGATAGTATTGCCACCAGATACACCAAACTGGTCCTGGAAATACATTCCAGATAATGCAATCTGCAAAGATGCTTTATGGCCAGATGGTGTAGACGCAAGCGGTAGCGGCGTTGGAGTTGGGGCTGGCTTCTTTTGCAATCCTGCGGCTTCTGGCGTTCGTGCGTCTTGGGTCTTCGGTAACTTGTACGACGGTGGTAATGTCGGTATCGCCTGCCTCCATTCGTACCTTTGGGTCAGTTACGGCAGTTGGGACGGAGCTCCTGGAGCACCTGGTAGCGAGGGCTAATGCGGGGTGAATCGTGAAACGAGAGGGGCAGCAAGCCCCTTTTATCTTATTGCAATAAAATAAAAAACAGGGTTATGCGGTGTCTTGGGGCTGGCTTCAATTGCAATCCTGCGGCTTCTGGCGTTCGTGCGTCTTGGGTCTTCGGTAACTTGAACGACGGTGGTAATGACGGTATCGCCTGCCGCCATTCGAACATTTGGGTCAGTAACGGCAATTGGAACGGAGCTCCTGGAGCAACTGGTGTATTATATAGCAATGACAATCATTGCACCGTATAATCCTCGCTTATGTGCGAAAATAGCTTGAAACCAGCGAGGCTAGTACCTGCGGGGAAAGCCACGGAAGCAACCAGATGAAAGAAGATACATGAAAACATATTGTAAACCATCACAGGTGGACATAGAGGACTGGAAATACAACGAGATAGCTGTCTTAGATTGCTTCAGAAATAAGAAAAGCAGACATGATTTTCAGAGATTCTTATGTACCACTGGAACAATAACAAGACAGGAGATCGCACAAGATCTTCTGGATGGAAGAACAGAGAGAATCCTTGCGGCAGAACAGATGATCGCAAAGGTGCTCACGCAGAGAATTATTGACAGAGATCTACAATTGAAACCAATAATACAATTTCAGAGAATGGATGGTCTGACACACAAGGTAAGAGACATTTGCCAGGAAACACCGGAACAGCAAGCATATGAATATATTGCGGTTCATGCACTGAAACCTTTATTCCGCGCGAAGATCATGCAAATCCAATACGGAAGTATTCCGAAGAGAGGCGGTATTGCCGGGAAACGGAAGATAGAACGATTACTCCGGAGAAGATTCAAAGTCCAAAAGATTACAGCTATCAAAGGAGATGTAACAAAAGCTTATCCTTCGGTCACAGTTCCGGTTGTCATGGAAATGCTGAGAAGGGATATAGGCAAGAATAAAGTGCTGCTATGGTTTCTGTCTGAGCTGATGGGCAATTATCCTGGAAATCATCTCTGCATCGGTGGATATTTACCTGCATGGTTATTTAACTATGTGATGTCCTATATTCTAAGATATCTCTATGAGCAGTGCCAGATCAGAAGGGGCAAGAGAAAACGGCTTGTATACGCGGTCGTATGTTACGCAGACGATTTTACGGTTTACGGAGACTTGTCAAAACTCAAGAAAGCAATGAAGAAAGCAACCTCATGGGCGGAAGACCGATTAGGTTTGAAAATCAAGAATATCTGGCAGTTCTATCCGGTAGTATCCTTGGAAGAAGAAAAAGAAAACCAGAAAGAGAGACAAAACGGAAGTAAGAAACGAACGCCAGGCATTGATATGATGGGATATGTGATCCGGAGAAAATATACAATCGTTAGAGGAAGGATATTCCGCCGGATTCGCAGGCAGACATTGAGAGCTTGGAAAGACCTTAAAGAGAGAGGCTATGTTCCATGGTGGCGAGCCTGCCGGATAACCGCTTATAAGGGCTGGATCAAGTACAGCAACAGCCAGAAATTCGTGGAAAAATATAATTTTGAAAAGTTACTTAAAAAATGTGCATACAGTGCGAGCAAGCACGGAAAGGAAGTAGAAAATGAGAAGAGAATCTTACTTATCACAGCCCTCAGCGATTGAGATCTATCCGGTATTTTCCGGAACAGACGTTATCATGCGTAAAAATATTGAGCTGGTTGATAAAGAGGACATCCAGGACGGGAAAAAGAATAAGTACAAGGTGTGGGAGTGTGACGAGATCCAGTTCCATTACCAGGGCGAAGTAACCAAGGAAGAGATCGAATCTGATTTTGATTACTGGTTTGCGAAAGCTGAGGAGGTTCCGGATCCTTCCAGCGTAGAAGATCTGAGCCTGGAGGATGCCAGAAAGGCGAAATACCAGGAAATCGCATCTGCATGTGAACAGACGATCTATGCCGGAGTAGATGTGAGTACATCTTCCGGAGTGGAACATTTCAGCCTGACAGAAAAGGATCAGATCAATTTGTTTGGTAAAAAAATGCAGCTACTGGCCGGGGAGGAAAAACTGGAATACCATGAGGACGGACAGCCTTGCAAGTATTTCTCAGCTGAGGATATGCAGAACATCGTCAACAAAGCAATGTTCTATGTGTCTTATAACACAACGTATTGCAATGCTCTGAATATGTGGATCAAGTCAGTAACGAAGCCTGGAGATCTGGATCAGATCCAGTGGGGAGCGAAAGTTCCGGAGGAGTTCCAGAATGAAGTTCTGAAAGATTACATGAAGATCATTGCATCCGGAGGTATTGCATAGTGAAGAAATTTATAAAGTACCTGACGCTCTTCCTGATCGGAGGAGTTTTTTATTATTCCCTGGAAGTGATCTTCCGGGGAT